CTCATTATCAACAATTGGACTGCCATAAGACTATGTTTGGAACTTTCTTATGGTACAGTACGTGGTAAGATCTTTGCTCCTAAAAATGTAAAAATCATCCAAAGACAATATAAAATTGTCCTTAGGATCTTAGAAGCAAAGGACCCAATCAAATATATCAAATATTGGGCACACCAATTGCGTTGTCTTGCACTAAATGTATATACAAATGGTGCTGGATGGTTCGTAACTCGTGGATTTAGCAACAACAATTTATTTGTTGCGTCTACCATATCAAGAGCTATCCGCCATCATCCGTGCAAGAGCAAGGTAGATAATGAGCTAGATGCAGCTTTGGAAAGGTTAACAAGTACAAAGGTGACATTGTCAGATGATAAGAAGGTCGAACTGGATGCATTTATAAAACAACTCTGCGAAAGCAAAGTCAGTCAGAGAGTGAAAGAAAATCTTTCAAACTCGGAACTACCAGTACCTGGAATCAAGGCCACTATCAACTCTAGAACTACGGACGGAGGATGTTCCGAAATCCTCGTAAGATATAAAGACGTAGTAAAAAGTGCTAGAGCTGACAAACTGTTAACAAGCATGAATTCTTCCGTCAACATGGACGATTTATGGAGCAATGAAGGTGACGTCTCCTTAGACGCCTTCATGAATCAAATGATAAAAGATGAAGAAGAATTACATGCCCCTATCACATATAAAGATATTTTGACAACCATAATAGACATCTCCCGAGGGAACACACTTAAAGATATAAGAGCAGACTTTCTTAAAAGGACTGCGGAGTGTGACCTGTTTAGTTTTATCCAGGAAGATGGCAAAATCCGTTGTCCAACGAAGCATTCATCCGAAACAGTGTGGGTCGCAAGGACGCTCAATCAATCGATACTGCCGATAGTAAAAACTATTGGGGTAACAAGAGATACACTGGCCGGACGTAAGATAAGGTTAAAGAATACTTCGGGCAACATCAAAAATCTTTATATGTTTTCTGCTGACTTCACTAAGTCGACTGATGAGATTGGTATCGATACGGCTAAATTTATAATGAGATGCTATATAAAACACCTAGGGCTCAAACCTATTATGAGCGATCTAGTGGATTATATATTTCGTCCGTACTATATTAGGTCGATAAATAACAAACCAATAACATCAGCTAATCTGCCAGAGGTCAAATGCGGAGCACTAATGGGACTCGGTCCTTCTTGGACCGTCCTTTGTACTCTAAATGCTTTCTGTGCGAGACATACTAACAAAGAGAGTTATTCGGTGTGCGGAGATGACTTGGCAGGTTTATGGTCAAAACGTGAAATCAACAGGTATAAATCCGAGGTACGCGAGTGCGGCCTAGTTCTTAATGATACAAAATCGTTCATCTCTCCATCTCACGGAGTGTTTTGTGAGAAGCTTATGAAGAGGAAAGGTATAAGAACTGCCTATAGTACTGGATTTATACGAATAGCGCAAGCTGTCGGTATGAGAGCAATTGGAGGAAACAAGGGTTATCTGGTCTCAGATACGTTATATAATTTATCTAGTGAAAGAGAACATGTACTGAAACCGATACGAAAAGTAGCCCATCTTGTCTCCAAATCTTATAGTATACACCACACAACCAAATTAAAACTATTACCCGGTCCGTTTGGATTCGGAGGCTCCGGTGCGAGTACGTGTGGCGCTTATACAGTGTTGAGTTACGCTCTTTTCGGTCCGTTAAAGTTATCATATAAGGAAAGAACAAAAGAGGATAAAACAAGGCTGCATGCTATAAGAGAGAAAGTTAAAGTATTACCTAACCGTCCACAAGGCGTTCCGTTCAGAGAAGTGATGATTTCCGCGAAATCGATAAATGATACTGAAGAACGTTGGACAGGAGCGAAGGTAAATGAGACCAAGACCATAAGAAGGAGATATCTGATTTCTGAAATTAAAAAACGTATATCAAAGATAGAACATCTGATTTCTCTTAATCGTGGCGTCCCGATAAAGGACTTTCTCACACAATTGCTGTCATCTCGAACATGCTATACTCTTAACAGTAAACAATGCATAAAGAAAACAATCCATTTTATGCTTAATAAAAAGTTTACGCGCGCTGTTAAGGTCCTAACGAGGGAATTCTCTCGCAAAAAGGTAGATCTGGACAAAGTAAAAGACATATTCGAGTCATCAAATCTCCACCAACAAAAACAATACTCACTTGAACTAAGTGAAATGCCTGCTGATGAAGTAGGAATTCATAGGTACTACAAATAGTAG